TCATTCGGGTTGGTGGGTGTTACGCCCAATATTGTCCAATCTTCTGAGCCGATAGCGACCTTCTGCCCTGATTCTGGCTGAAAGGCTAAATCATTGCCGTACATAATGAAATATGCGAGCTTGTCAATTGTAAAACTATCAAGTTTAAAGCGTTGGTCTAAGTCCTTCGCCTTGCCGCCTGTTACGGGCAACACAACTGCTTTAATGGTTTGCGATTGTTCGGTTGATGTGTCTGTGCCTACTACCGGATCGAATACCGAATCCACCTGGCGGGTAATAGTGACGTTTTTGCCTTTCTTGTTTATGAGGCGTTTGGCGGTTGCCAGTGCTGATTGACAACTCATCCCCTTGTCACCGTAAAGTTACAGCCGCCTGTTCTTACGCCTATCAGTTTGTTAGCAAGGTTTAAGATATGCGGAGCCATTTCCTGATAGAGATAACCTGAATCAGAATACTCTTCTTCAATCTCGCCTACCTTGTTTCGTATGGGTAAGCGTTCTGGATCGGCTGTTGGATCGACACCTTCATCAATGGAGATCGCAACTTCCATCTGTAACAGTTTCAAGGTTTCGGGGATTTCGTCTTCCTCAACGTCAAAACCATCCAGCTTCACGTTTGAGCGAGGCCATTGCATCCGCTGTGCTTTGGTGAGCTTGTTGCCAATAAATTCCAGCGTTTCAGTGTAATATGCCGCACGTATCAGCAAGGTTTCAGCTGTGCCGGTTAAGGTTTTGCCGATACTGGTTGCATAAGCGGTAAGCTCGGCCTCGGAGACATAACTGTTTGCCCCTGAGACGCCCGCGCCGGTTTCAACGGTAACAGCCATTAGCTCAGTAGCACCGCAACCGTACAGGTAATGGAATCGACTGTTTTATCTAGTGCAAATGCCATTGAGCCTGTTGTGGTGAAGCTTAAATCAGGGCTATCGGTAAAGCCGACTGTGACTGTTCCTGCATCCAAAACGGTCAGGGTTTGATATTTGCCGGGCTTAACCGTCAATGCTGTTGTTGGCGTACCTGTATACGTCTTAGGCGATAGTGGAACCGCCTGAATGATGTTTCTATTACTATCATCAGCTAACATGATTAACCCCACTCAAATGTAGCAAGATACAGCGCATATATTGCTTTTTTATCGCTGGCATTGGAATAGTCAATACTCTTATCTGCCAGAATGGATTTTAATTCTTTGGTTGTAATGTCATCGTAATTGACAGGCGAAACCTTTTGTGCCGCCTGCTGCTGTCTTAAACGGTTAAATGCTGCAAGTCCCATTATAGATCACCTTGTAAAGAAAGAAGGGGCTTTCGCCCCTCCAAATTTAGCCGTTAGTGATAACTTGAGCAACACGAACGTTTTTGCGTGAATAAACGCGATCCCAGTTTGCAGCAGCTGCCAGCTCTGCATTAGTCGGAGTCGCACCGGCAACGCTTGAGCTAGTGAACTTGATGCCGCGTGGGTGCATGATGAAATGCGCCCGAGTCACCAACACATCATTACCTGCCAATGAGTCACGGTCAGTTTCACTCGGTACAGGAGCATTGCCCTGACCCAGACCTAACGCGCCATTACCAAACAGGTAAGTGGTGTATTTAGGTGCTGTATCAGTTGTTAACGCGCCGCCTGCTGCTGTGTACGGCATAGAGTCATCAACAATCACACGCGCACCGCGATAGGTTTCAATCTCAGATTCACCATCAGACTCTTTCTCGAAAGAAATCGCGTCCAGTTTTTTAAGATTGCTATACACAGTTGAATGCATTGCGATACCAGTCACCGTACCAATTGCATCACCAAAGGTTGCCTGACCATCAACATACAGGTCGCCACTGAACTTGGTTGATGCGCTTACATCGGCATTGGTTGCGCCTGATGCATCCACTGTCATATCGCTGGTATCGTTTGCCACGTTATCTGCAAAGGCACCTTTTAATGACGCAAGGCCGAGTGCCTGATAACGGCGCGCCCAATAATCAGCAACCAGATTACCGATTGCCATCATAGGGTCTGAGCCTGACAAGGCTTTTGCCAAGTCGTTTACCTGCCATGCTTTACCACGCATATGTAATGCAGCGACGTCTTGTGATGCGTCGATTTTGGCAGGCGTTAATGAGCCAGAGTCGCTTAAGACTTCATCATCACCGGTCAAATCATTCCAAAACGGCATATTGATCAACTTACCGCCGCCCTGGGCTAAAGAGTTAAGAACGCTATCGTTTGACACAATGCCGCCCATGTAAAAACGGGTCAGTTCGGTTGTGCGCTGGATAAAGTAAGGGTTGAATACATCGGGTACGATGACATCAGAGATTTGTGTAACAGCCATTGGTTATTCCTCTATTGGTTTGCAGCGGCTTTAAGAGCTTGTGCTTGCTGCGGATTGGTTTTCAAAAGCTCTGCCTGTTGGGTTAAATTGAAATGTTCACCCTTTTTAAATGGGTTCTTTATGTCGGCACCGCCGCCGCCACCAGGAGCACCGCCCCCACTGGCCTGACTACCATCTACAAGGAAGTCATATTTCTTGGTAATATCCGAAACCAGATCATCAATTGATGAAACGGTCAGGTTTCCAGATTCATCTAACACTTTGAGCCCGTCATCCGTAAGCTTTAGCCGCGCCTCGATCTTTTCAGCCAGTAATGATGCTCTGGCGGTGTCTTTACTTAAGCGCGCTGCTATTTTTGCCGCTTCGGATGATTTCTTTTCGTTAGTGATTTGCTCGCGAAGGGTTAAAGCTTCTTCCTGATGCTTTTTGCTCTCCGCTTGTGACGCTTCATATAGCGCCTTGTAATCGCCCTCTGCTTTGGCTTTCTCTTGTGAGGCTAATTCAGCCGCTTCGGCTTCCTCTTTGGCTCGCTGCTTGGCTTTCTTGGTCTCGGTAAGCAGTTCATCCATCTTGGCCTGCATAGAGTCCTGAGCGGCCTTTGCGTCCTCTATAGCTTTCTTTTGTTGCTCGATTACTTTTAATGCTTCTTCTAATTCCACGGTTACACTCCCACAGGGTTGCGATCACAGATCGCGTGCATAAAAAAAACCCGCCGGAGCGGGTTGGTTGATTAATTAAACGCCAAAG